GTTAAGAGATCAGATTGATACCTGGTATCCAGATCGCCGCACTACCAGTGATGGGTGGATTGGTGATGCTCGTCATAGCGCCACCAAATCGGATCATAATCCAGACAAATCTGGGTGTGTCAGAGCCATTGATGTGGATTCTCGCCTGGATTCATCCGAAGGGATCTCAATATATTTGGCTGACCAGATCAGAAAATGTGCGAAAACCGATAAGCGTATATCTTACGTAATCCATAATGGCATGATTGCTAGCAGGATACTTAATTTTAAGTGGCGTAAGTACAAAGGTTTTAATAAGCACACAAAGCACATCCATATTAGCTTTACAAAGTTAGGCGACAAAGACGGCCGAGAGTTCGATATACCACTACTAGGGGGGAAAATATGAAGATAAGCAAGAAGCAAAAAGCCATACTAAAATCTTATGCACGTGGGGTATTAGTATCTTTCTTAACATTTTTAGCAAGTAATGAATTAGGTTTAGATCCAGCACTGTCTGTAGTAGTTGCAGCTTTCGCTGGTCCAGCAGTTAGGGCTTTAGACAAATCCGATGTTATCGGTACTAATGAAAAATGAGTCCAGCGGAATGGGCTGGCTTTGGCGCTGGCGTTATGGCCGTGCTATCAGGCGGGCTAATCGGATTACGTTTTCTCGTTAAAGGCTGGTTAAACGAACTACGACCTAATGGTGGATCTAGTATGAAAGATCAATTAACTAGGTTAGAACAGCGTGTTGATGATCTATTCCTTATCATGAATAAGCGACAATAACAATATGGCAACCGCACGCAAGCGTAAGAAGGTTAATAAGCGCAAGGGTAAATACACCCATGAGCAGATCAATACCAAGTTAGATACCTATGCTATTTCGTTGCGTGAGTTTTATTTAAGCCTAAGACGTGCAGGATTTCCAGTAGATCAAGCTCTAGGGATGTGCGATAAAAACGTATTCCCAGACTGGATAGCACCAACCAGTCCAGACTTTGATCCAGTTAATCCAGACCATGACCCCTACGAAGACGAGGACTAATTGCGCAAAATTGCGTTCGTGTCAGATCTGCAAGTTCCTTTTTTTAATGAAGCAAGTGTCAAATCAGTAGGTCGTTTTCTAACTAAGTGGCGGCCTCATAGAACTATCTGTATCGGTGATGAAATTGATTTACCACAGCTAGGCGGTTTTAATGCAGGCACTATCGATGAGATGGTCGGCAACATAAACGATGATAGAAAACAAACACAAGAAGTATTAAGTTACTTAGGGGTAACAGATGTACTAGGGAGTAATCATGGAATCCGACTCTACCGATCAATTAAAAAAAGACTCCCATCATTTCTCAACTTACCCGAAATGCAGTATGAGCGTTTTATGGGATATGACAAGCTCCAGATTAAATTCCACCCATTTGGGCTCGATTGGGCACCAGGCTGGACAGCCGTTCATGGTGACGCTTTCCCTCTTAGCCAAGTACCTGGACAAACGGCCTTAAATGGGGCTAGAAGGCTTGGTAAGAGCGTGGTGTGTGGGCATACCCATAGATTAGGCCAGTCGGCCTTTACAGAGGCATCTAGAGGCCAATTAGGGCGTACTGTGTGGGGTGTTGAGGTTGGCAATTTAGTAGATTTGAGCAGTTCAGGCATGGCATATACAAGGGGCTATGCTAACTGGCAGCAAGGCTTTGCTGTGGCCTATGTCCATGAGCGTAAAGTCCAGGTAGTAACCATCCCTATAAATTCAGATGGCAGCTTCATATTTGAGGGCAAACTCTACAAATAACGTTATCAAATCGTTATCAAATATAGGCTCTAAATCATCCACAAAGTCGTACACAGGTGTCACACTATTTCCATGCCACAAAGCGTGAGCATAGAAAGTAGGGCTACATGTACACAGAGCTAAAAGACTTTGGGTATCTAATTATGTGGGGAGTAGTCGTAGGGTTATTACTTACCTGGGCTATTGGCACATATATCGAAAACGTCAAAACTATACATTACTGGCGAGGCCGTAAAGATGGCTGGGATATGCATAGAAGGATGGTCGATAACGATGTCCACAACAACTGAGAAACTATTTGCAGATGCAGTCACACTTATACATGAAAGAGGGATGCATTACGGCCACCCAGCGATCCAAATGGATCGAATTGCCAAGTTGTGGTCTGCGTATCTCAATTTCCCGATTACATCAAATCAAGTGGCAAGCTGTATGGCACTGCTCAAACTCAGTCGTAGCGTTGAGAGTCCAGAAATTGACGATCACTACAAAGACGCAGTGGCATATATCGCCATATCAAAGACCTGCCAAGAATACATGCAAGACAAAGACTTTCAGTGGGAGCAATAATGGCATTTAACCTAGATGATTATGAAACAGTTGAAGAACGATTAGAAAAATGGTGGAAAGATAATGAAGATGGATCTATTCAAACAGAACTTATTAATCGCCCAAATTCTAATCCAGATGAATTTGTGTTTGTGGCTCGCTTATACCGAACTACGGCTGATGCGATTCCAGTTGCGACTGGTTGGGCATCGGAGATCCGCACTACTTCGAGTTTCAATAAGTTTGCTTGTGAGCTTGCAGAAAGCAGCGCAATCGGTCGGGCTTTGGCAAATTACATCTATTCGAAAAAAGGTGCAAGACCTAGCCGAACAGAAATGCAACGAGTTGCTAATACTTCAAGTGGAGCAGTTTTTACAGTCGAAAACAAGCTAGAAGATCCAGTGCAGTGGACTACTACTGATTGGGTTGCAGCTGTGCCAGATACACCTAAGCCGCCAATAGATTGCTGTGAGCAAGGCATGACACTAAGGCAAGGTATAAGCAAAACTACCAAGAAGCCATTTTATGGCTATGTATGCCTAGGCAATATCAAAGAGCATGCGAAATGGGCATCACAGACCAGCACAGGCGCTTGGTACTTTAAGGATAAGGAGTAATCATGGGATACATCGCATTTATCAACGGCAGTGGAGTTACTGTCGAAATAGATGATAGTGGTGTGCATTTAGTTAAGTCTGTTATCACATGCGAGATGTGTGGCGATGACAGGGTTTTTAAAGATGGCACATGCTTTCGATGCCACGAATTGATCGCTCGTGACTAAATTCAAATGTAATGGGTGCAGTCGTAGCACTGAGTTCTTATGGCTTGACCAGGCAGATATGCCAGATGGGTTCAAGATGTATCAGTGCATGGACTGTGGTTGTGTTGGTGTTAAGAACATAGCTGAGCAGAAAGATGCACCTAAAGATAGCAAGGTTAGTAGATGTAATAGCTGTGGGGCTTGGCAGTTTGACACACTGCCTTGCCACACCTGTTTATTGATTGGGGCTTATGATGGCTAAAAATTCTTTAGACTATAATCAGTTTAATGAAATACCAGAGCGATTTTGGAAATATGTAACAAAGACAGATACCTGTTGGTTTTGGCTAGGTAAAACAGATGATGGGTATGGCAGGTTTCATATAAATTACAAATTCTATCTAACTCATAGATTGATTTATGCTGTAATGAAAAATAAATTAGGTAGCAATAGTCAAATTGACCATCTTTGTAAAAATAGAAATTGCTGTAATCCTGAACACTTGGAAGAGGTTACACATATTGAAAATACAAGGCGAGGACTAGCCAAAAAATTCAATACTGACCCAAATAAATGCCCTCATGGTCACGATTACGATTATCAGATACCAGGTAAAGCAGAGGGTAGTATTTACAAAGTTTGTCGCACATGTAGAGATAGAAACTCGAAGAGGTATCAAAATGCCAACGTATGAATATAGCTGTAATGAGTGTGGTACTTATGGATCTGTCCATAGGACTTACAAAGAGGATGACGGCGGAATGCTTTGCCCTAAATGTGGGCTAAATATGGCACGTATGTATTCAGCACCTGGCATAATCTTAAAGGGTACTGGATGGGGGTCTAAACCATGAGTGAAGCTGGTTATGATTGTACTTGGATTGATCAGTATGAATTTGTGCCATTCTTCGCCACGCCGTCTGACCTGCGATTATCTTACAGGATTTGACAGTGTGTGATACCCTAAAAAAGCGTTCGATCTTAAATCGAAAAGCTGAGCCGCCCAAGGCCAGGCTCGGAAGGCGCAGAGTTTGGGCGAGCTCTATGCTAATTGCATTTAGCCTTTGCTTTTTAAAAGATTATTCCGTTGCAGATAAACCAAGAGCTACACATTACAAGCAATATGCATTTATCAAACTTAACCACTCATTTACAGAGTTCTATTGCTTAGATGAGTTGTACCACTACGAGTCACGCTGGAATCCAAGCGCTCGCAACGGCTCACACTATGGCATACCACAAGGTAGATCTAAGTACTTGGCTAAGGTGGATGGCTTTAAGCAAGTAGACTGGGGTATCAAATACAATCTAAATAGATATGGTTCTATGTGTAAAGCATTAAATCATTTCAAGACTAAAGGATGGCATTGAGTAAAAGAGCTATAGGTAGTGGCAAGTGGCAGAAGCTACGTATACAGATCCTCGATCGTGACGGGTGGACATGCGTGAGTTGCAACAGGCCAGCCCATACTGTGGATCATATAATCCCGAGAGTTAAAGGCGGTGACATGTGGTCGCCCGACAATCTCCAATCTATGTGTAAGTCATGTAATAGCGCTAAAGGTGGTCGTTTTTTTAATAGCACGGCGAC